CAGCACTTGCTTTAGATACACCAGTTCGGTTTTCTTTGGATTCGTCTAAGTAACCCAAAACAGGAAATGCCTCTTTACCAACAAACGGTACAGAGAAAGGTTGCACCATGCCTGGCGCTCTCATTCTAATCGGTTGTCCAATGTCGGTGTTTAATACATCATCAATGTTTACTTGTCCTTCAACTACACCCATTCTTGGGAATATTGAGTGACCCAATGAATCCAATGTATCGCGCATAATTTGTGATTTAGCAGCTTGGATTGGTTTTAAGTAGTCTGCGGGGCAACTGCCGATTGAGGTGTGTGGCTCTGGATCGGGGCAGAACATAACGATGGGAAGATCATCCCAAGGTTCGCAATTAATAATATTCGCACCGTTACCAACTGTGCATACTCTGATCCTCTCGTCTATACCATCATCGTCTAAATCGTAAAAACAATAATGTTCAATGTATAGCACTTCTTTTGATTGTTCGGTGCTAGACGTAGGGTAAACATCTTCACCGAGTGGGTTTCGTGCTTCTCTTTCTGTGTAGGTTTCAGCATCAAAAGACGACCCAGACCCCGCATATTGTTCTATTTCCTCTCTGTCATACCCCATACCCACTAACTCAGATACGGTTTTTATCATTCGATGTGCAACATAACGAGAAGATTCTAAACTTCTTGCATCTCTTGAGATCAATACTTCTTCTGGTGGTACAGCCTCGATGCAAACTTGATTCTTTCTTTTCACCCTTCTGATAGTTAAGTCGTAACTTGCGGGTGATTCTTGTGTAATTTCTTCGTTGGTTTGTGGGTCAATCATAGTCATGGATTCCATTTTGACCGCTTCTTTTACCACTTCTACATCTTTATCCATGATTAAGGCTTGATATGAGATAGGATCAATGTCTGTGTACTCATGCGTTGTGGAACTCATGGTGTCATCCCAAAAAGCCTTAACATATCCTGACTTTCTTACGAGTGCATCTTTGAAAGCATCGTACAATACTTTAAAACCAGGATTCTTTTGTTGGATAAGGTAGTTGATGTAATCGGTTTGTTGCTCGGCAACAGGAATATCTTCTGGGCCATTAGGAACAAACTCCACCACTTTTTTAGTGCCAAAGAAAGTGCGCATGATAGATGGCAACATAAACAATATACTGTCTCTAACATCCGTTGATATAAACTCAGATTGTAAATCACTGGTATTATCGGGTTCAGTACCCAAGTAATATTCTGTGCTTTCTGCGCGTTCTTTACCTATTTGAAAGATATAATCTTCTGCATCGTCTAACTCAGACTTAATAATGCGTTGTATTTTTGTGTAATCTACTTTCTTTGCGCCTTTGGCTTTTTTGTCTTTTTTATCGTATTTCATAGGTTATCCAACTCTCAAAATTCTTGACTTTAATGGTTTTTTAAAATTATACCCCATAAATGATTGACTTCCACTAAATGAAGCTGCCGCACTTGCCATAGTCAATGCCAGTGCATCGGCTCTATCGGGTGACTTAATGCCTCTTTTTTTCATTTCCTCTTTGGATTCAATCTTTATTTTCCCTGTTGATGTGTATTTATAAATTGGCGCAACTAATTCAGCGACCAATTCATCGTCATTTGGCAAGCGACAATCTCTTTGTGCTAACCAATCTTTTATTGCAAACCAAAGTTCGGCTCGCAAGTTTAAAAAATTCTTTTTGGTAGAGGGTGCTTCTGCCACATTCACTCCGCGCACTGGCAAGTTCTGCTCTGACAGCCTATCCACTACCCCGCTACCTAGCCCAATAACATCCACTAATATCTCTTGCGGTTTTGTCATTACTGTTTCGTTATCATACTTGTTTTTTATCGCCCCGCAAAGTTGCATTAAATCCATAGAGTTAAATGTTTTCATTTCCAGAACAGTATTGCCTTGTCGCACACACAACGCAGAGTTATCCCCACCAAATCGCGCCACATCCACACCCCACACAATAGGCGCAGAGGCACTCAAAGATACATCTCTTTCTACCGCCCCCCTAACGAGTTCCATAGGAATAATCGTATCGTCATCCGCACTTGGAAACTCACCTAGCACTTCCACTCTTGCAACGGTAGAGTTCTCTCCGTATTGATCTAACATACTTTGGAACAGTTTTTGATCTGTGCCTTCTACATCGCGTGAGTCTATTTGTGCGTTATGCCAGTATTTGCGCTTGGAGTGAAAGCTGTCATAAAACGGCCCTGTGTTTCTTCTTGGGTTAGAAAAAGTAAACCAGTATCGGTCTGAGGTGGGTTCGGAGAAAAACCCTTCGGATACTGAGTAGATGGGTGCGGGGATACCTGATGCCTCATCCATAATTAGACATACTCCGTAGGTGGAGTGAATTCCAGCAAATGCGTCTGGGTTTTCTTCTGACCAGAGTTGTGCTTGTGCGTAGTAGTAGCCAGTGTCGATTTGTAGGTCGCGT